TGCAGTTAAAATAATTCCTTGAGAACCACTTGGAGTTGTTGACCTTTGAATAACTGAATATGTTCCTGCGGCACCACCAACACTTAAAATTCCTCTTGCATCTAAAGTAGATACTGGCGAATTCGTTCCGATTCCAACACCCCAACTTGCTCCTGCTGATATATAAAGTTTATTACTATCTCCACCACTTGCTAAGGCTAAAGCACCAGTTGATTGTAGTTGTGTATAAACATCTGCACCACCATAAGAAGGGTTTAATGTAAATACTAATCCAGTTCTACTAAATGTAGATACTCCAGTTGATAAAATAGCACCAGCAGTTACACTACTTGTAAACGAAGCGGCACCAGAATAAGCAATTTTTAATCCATTTGCACCACTAGGGTAAATGTTAATATCTGAGTCAGCACCAACAGATGCGGTTTGTAATGTCCATTGCGGAGTGCCACTTGCGGTTAATCTAAAGTATAATTCTTTTGCTTGTGCAGATGCATTTTGTCCACCTAAAGTAAAGATAGTTTGAATCGCATCTTGTGTTGCCCCATAAATAGTACTTGCTGCGTTTGCTCTAATACTACTTGAGAAGGTAGCAGCACCATTAACATCAAATCCTAAATTACTTATCCATGTTATTGCACTTCCAGCACTACCACTAACTGCTCTATTTAAACTCATTGTGCCTCCAAAGGCATCTAATGATAATTGTGCAGCATATCCTGCAACTGCCCTTGTAGGAGCAAAAGGAGTGCCGCTTACGTTGCTTGATATATATAATTGGGGTACATTTATTCTTGCAGCTATTTGTGCACCATTAAGAGATTCGATTGTATTTGAAACACCAGGATTACCAACTGGAGTTTGTCCACCCCATCCAATATTAGTTGAAAAAGTAGCACTTGTACCATTTAAAGTACCAGTAAGCGTACCACCAGCTAAAGGTAGATAAGTTGATGCTGCAGTAGATGTATTTAACTTGCTATTTAATTGAGTTTGAACAGCACTTGTTACACCACTCAAATATCCTAATTCAGTATCTGTAGTAGCAGATGAAACTAACTTACCACTTGCATTTGAAGCAACTGCTCTTGAAGCAGTTAAATCAGTAGTTAATACTGTTGAAATCGCACCAGTTAAATAAGCTGCTACTCTACCAGTAGTAAAGTATTGGTTTGTGCCTTCAGCAACATTAGATGTTGTTAAAACTACGTTTCCAGATTGGCTGTTTACAGTTAATACTGGGAAAGCAATGTTTGTATTTGAAGCACTTGTGATTCTACCTTTGCTATCTACAGCGATTGTAGGAACCGAAGTTGTTGTACCATAAGTTGTTGCAGTAACACCAGTATTAGCCAATGTTAAAGCACCAGTAGCGTTTGCTGTACCATCGAAGCTAACTGACCATGCAGCGTCTCCAGTTGCAGATATTGTTCTTGCAGTTGTAAGTGCGTTTGCAGCGTTTGCTGTACCAGCTAAGTTACCTTCAAAGTTAGCAACCAATGTGCCAACAGTATATCCAGTTCCAGTAGTATCTACTACATTAGTAGGTTCGTCTACTAATCCAGTAAAGAATTTAAACTTACCAGCGTCAGAAGCATCTCTAAACAATCCAGTAAACTCAACACGAGTTTGAGCTGAATCGTAATATCTACCATAATATCCAATGTCTACAGCATCTGTAGTGTTATTATCGTTAGCTACCTCAAACAATGGGTCTTTAGAAGATATTGATTGAGTGTTTACATAGGTAGCAGTACCATTGATAGTTAAGTTACCGCTTACAACTACGTTGTTAGGGAAAGTAACATCATTTGTAAATCCAACAGTTGTAGTGTTACCTACAGTAGAAGCAGCAATCTGATTAGCAGTTCCGTTTATTGTTGTTATACCTTGGTCAGTCCAAGAAGCTGTAATTACGTTTGCATCTTGCTGAGTCAAAGACAAAGTCTTAGTAGATGTGCCAGTTACTGCAGCAGATACGATAGAACGATTGTAAGCTGTATCGTATTGACCTAATTTAACCGTTGTAGGAATAGCATAACCAGCAGTTAAGCTAAGAATACCACTTCCAGAAGAATAGTCTAAACCAACAGCATTTTCGCTGAAGGCTGCTCTTGAACGAGCATCTGTGTAATATAAGTTAGTGCCTTCATCTAAGTCTGTTGTAGTCTTAGCATCAAAAGCAGTATTGAATCTTGCTTGAGTATAGTAAAGGTTTGTACCCTCTGCTAAGTTTGTGGTAGTCTTTGTACCGAATCTTGAGTCGAATCTTGCGTCTGTCCAGTAAAGGTTGGTACCTTCAGCTATATTGCTTGTTGTAAGCGTTATAGAGGCTCCTAATGCCAAAGAAAGGCCATTGATAGTAACTGAGCTATTAGTTAAACTTGCGTTAGGAATAGAGCCTAAATTGAAGTTACCAGTAGTGCTATTGTAAGCAATACCAGTACCAGCAGTTACACTTAACGCATTTCTTGTTCTTGTGTTAGTGTAGTAAAGGTTAGTAGAACCTTCTGGTAAGTCATCTGTATCTTTAGTTGCAAAGTTAGTTGCAAAGTTTGCATCACCTCTTGCAGTTGTAAAATAAAGATTCGTTCCTTCTGCCAAGTTCGTTGTGCTCTTAGCAGCGAAAGCTGAATCAAATCTACCTTGAGTATAGTACAAGTTAGTTCCTTCAGCAATGTTAGTCGTAGTACCAGCTACATTCTCCCATACAGCTAAAGAAGAGTTATATTGTAAAATGTTGTCATTTGCAACACTTGTAATTTTTACGTTATGAAGTTCATCTAATTCGTAGCCATTATCAACCTTAACATAGATTTTACCATTGTTCTTATGAGCATAAACTACAAAACCTACAATTACTGTATGTTGTGGAGCTACTGGCTTAACCTTAGTAATCGCACCTGGCGTAGTTGGAGAAAGGTATAAAACATCACCATCGTTCCAATCTTCTAATTGTAAATCTCCAGTTGTGTCGATTCCGTTTATCACACCACTTGTAGTAATAAAGCCATCTTGGTTGTTAGCTATGTTTTCAGCTACTAAACCTAAAGTATCAGTTGAGTTAGCATCGTTATTAGCTTGTGCTAATATAACAGCTAATCTTTGTCCTTGAGCAGTAGAAACTTTAACTACTTGGTAAGCAGACTTGTTTAAGATGCTACCAGAGTTATTAAGTACTCTTGCAACTTGCTTTTGACCTATTGGTAACACTACATTGCCACCTATTAAACCTAAGTCAACAGTGCCATCAGTATTATTCCAATACATTTTAGCTACAGCATTAGCTTCACCAGCACCAGTATTATATTGTACGAAATCTCCTTGAACACCACCATCTGCAGTTGCAATAGTGATAGTTGGAGTTAAAGTTCTTAAAGTATCGTTATAAGCCCAAGTGATACCAGTACCATTCTGAATCAAACTTGCTACTGTATCATCAATTAAATCTTGTATCTGAATGCCACCTCCAGTAATGATTAAATCACCATTTATAGTTAACGTACCAGTAATTGTAGCTGCAGTAGTTGAAAGTGATAATGAAGTATTTACTCCACCACCATCTTGTACTGGTTGTAAACTACCACTTACTCCAACATTATTAGCACCAATCTGTAGTACTTGTCTATATGTATTTTTTACCGCTTTACCTTGAAGAGTAGCCATTATATTTTAATTTTTTTTATTTTATTAACCATTTTATATAGTTCTTCTGAAGCCGACAAGAACAAGAATGGTCTATGGGGCAAATTTACTACATTTCCGTTATTTCGTTTAAACGTCTGTGCATAGCCCTCAAGTTTATTCATATTTAAGTTTCTATAATATGGTATTTGAAAAGATGGCCCAGTACCAAACTCGACAAATGGAGAGTAATAGGCAGTTGAACCAACCTTTGCTCCTGCATTCATATTATAAGGAGTGCTATAAATAGAACCCTTTAATTTGTAAGTTTCACCGTATGGAGCACGAGCCCTTGCGTTATTTTCTATATTAATCACACTTTGATTAATGATAGCTTGAACTTTTTGAGTAATAACATTAGGTGCCTCTTTTAACCTTTTTGATAGATTAGTTATGCTGCTCGTTTTATCTATTGAAAATGACATTAAGTAGTTTCCCAGGTTGTACTGATATTCTCCCAGAAAGCAGTAATACTATCCCAAGTACCAACTCTCTTTAAGGTAGAACAAGTGATTCTCAAAAAGTTATGACCGTCAAACTCATCTATAACACTGCTAATCAAGTAGATATTGCTATCATACAAGATAGTAAGGTCATTAGAAATAGAGATACTATTGGCATCTCTTATCCTAAAAACAATGTTATCTGATATAGAATCCTTACCAGCAATGTTTGTCTTGTTTTGATTATCCCTAAATATCTCAGCCCAACAAGTATAGTAGTCAACATCAGTTAAGACTTGACCACCAGCACCGTCAGATTCTGAAACCTTAGATTGGAAAGTAATCCTATTTTTAAGTCTACTTATCATTATAATATTATGCTTACTCGTTTATAAGGCTTCATTAGTTCGTATGCAGATGCTATATTAGCATTTGGTTTACTATCCTCAACAGAAGATTCTCTGTAATCGTATAAATCAGCAAGTATCTTATACAAGGCTGTTTTCATAACTGGAGGAGTCGTAGTGTAACCACAAGTATAAGTAAACCTAAACTCCATGTGACTAAAAGAGTTCATGTATATCTTCTTGTAAGTAATTCCTAATACATTGTACTGAGGTACTGTCATTTCTATCCAGCTATCGTTATTCCAGTATTCAACCTTAGTGATATTGTTAAGTGGTGCGTATGGAAGTTCAATGAACTCATCTACATAAGCCACAACTTGTAAAGTACGAGCTGTCATAG